AAGGTTATTTACCAGGAACATCCCGCGCTGCTGGCAGGGTAGGGGCAGAATCTGCGGAATGGGCAAAACATTATGAAGACACATGGGCTAAGTTCCTAAGTGACGAACAGTCTGCCGGGGTTTCTATAGCTGATCTTGCGAAAAGGTATGGTGATGTTAGTGACGAGCTTGCTGGTGATGTTGTGGGTTATGCCCCGCATATTCTAACAGAGCTTGCTAAGACCGATAGAAGATTTAAGGGAATACATAACTGGTTTAACTTAAAGAAAAGACAGGGTGGTTTCTCTGCTCAAAGAAAAGGGAAGGGAACTATAGAAGGGCAGAATGTAGCAAGGAAGGCAGCAGGCAAGTCTCCTTGGTTACATACAAATCCAGAGTTATTAAATCTTCATAGGGCTATGTGGCATAACAGAGCCACCGCATCTTCAAGACTTAGGACTTCCATAAAAGACTTGGGTTCAGCCTCTGGTCATCCAAATAATTATCAAAGGCTTGAGTACGAATACTTTACGCCACAAGGAACAAAAAAGAAATCCTACTTAAAAAATGATTCTGGAGAAGAACTGTACTTTAGTCCAGACGACATAAGCGCGTACAAAGAAATGGATGAGATTCTAACCTCCGCTCCAGTTGCTAATAAGTACCTGAGGGGATGGGATACAGCCCAGAATTGGTGGAAGACGTATGCTCTGATAACTAGACCAGCTTACTATACTAGGAACTTAGTTGGTAACTTCTGGAATGCTTATGCTATTGCTGGGTTGAAAAATCCGGCACGGTATAAGGATGCTGCGGTTCTTCAGGCTAAGGCTTTTTGGGCAAGGTCAGGCTCAGGTAACTGGGGGAGTGGGACTGTAGCTGGAATACCAGAAGAAGAGGTCTTTAGGGAGCTAGTAAACAGAGGGGTTTACAACAAAGGTCAGTATGGTTTACATGGCGATATAGATAAGAGGCTAGTTGCTGACTTAGGGGATGCCTCTACCAAAGGCCCGCTTTGGAGGAGGGTTGGCGCGGTATTTGTACCGTCTACCAATAATCCCGCAGCCCAGGCTATTTTTAGGGCTGCTGGCGCAACCCCAGAAAACAACGCAAGGATGGCTGTCTTTATAGACCAGTTGCATAAACTAAAGGCCGGGAGCTTAACTGGCAAAGCAAGAAAAGATGCTTACGACAAAGCGGCTGAAATGGTCAACAAAGCTCTGTTTGATTACTCAGATGTTTCTATGGTTGAGAGGAATGTATTAAAGAGGGCATTCCCATTTTATAAATGGTCTAGGGAAAATATACCCGCTCAACTTAGGGCCTTGATGGAGCATCCCGATAGATACCAAAAGTTAAATATTGCTATAGAGAATATGCAGTACGGTGTAGATAAGCCACATCCTCAAGATGTTGCTGAGTGGTTAAGGGGAAGGTATCCCCTTTACCTTAGCGCAAATGCAAAGGAAGATATATACCACATCATACCCTTGTTAAACTGGCATCCTTATGCTGACTTAGCTCAGGTAACTAGACCCAAAGAGTTTATATCTCAGATGGCTTCTCCGTTCTTGAAGCTACCTATGGAATATTTCTCTAACTATGACTCCTTCAGGAAGCGAGACCTAAAGCAATACGAGGGGCAGACTGCTGATTTCCTGGGCGTGGATATGCCTGTTCATGTTCACAGGTTTTTAACTAACATAGTTATGTTGGCTGAGTTGGATAGGGCTAACCCGTATGAGATTTTTGGGGCGCAGATAACAGACCCCGATTCTGGCGAACCCCTGATAAAGAAGCTGTCATACGAGCCATTCTTTCAAAAACTCGTTGACCTGGGGGTGATGGAGGAAACCCAAAGGAAAGTAAAACATCCCACTTACGCTGAGTTAGAGTCTTATGCTGCTGCAAGATACCCCTCAGCGGAAGAAAGAGGAATAGTAAAGCAACTTCAGTCTAGGCTGGGTGTGGAAGCTGATGGTCATTTAACCCAAGATCAGTTATCTTTGTTGGCTGCTGAAGGGGCTAGAGAAACCAGACGAGATTTCCCATCTAAGGTTATGGATGAAGGTGGTAGGGAAGTGGATGTAGAGGCAACGATAGCTGACTCTAGGTCTAAAAGGCTTCTTCAGTTCTTAACTGGGATCAGGGTTTACGAAACAAAGACAGAACCCCAAGTGTACAATAGGCAGATGGATTTTATGACGGGCTTGACGGAGGCTGGCTACTGGCTAGGCTCTGCTGACGCAGCCAAACAACATAGAAAAGTAAGGGAGTTGTATACTTTTATTAAAAACTTTGAGGAAGACTTTGAAAGGATACAGGAATCAATAGATAGTAAGAGACAAAGATGAAAGCTATTCTAATTACACTACTATTACTAGCGACATCGTCCACACTAGCGGGGCCACCCAAAGGGATGGTGAAACAAATGATCCCATTCCCTGCAATGTGTTTGCCAGCGACAGTAGCAGAAAACCATTTTGCTGTTCTCATGGGTGCATTGATTACTGACTATGGTGTTCATATATCAATGACATTCAGTGCTAGTCTGGATCAGAGTAGGCGAGTCGCAATCATTGAGAACCCAGCTACTGGTTTGGCTGGTGTGTTGATGATAACGGATGAGCAGACCTGTATTGCCTTCTCAGGTGAGGATCGTCAGGAGTTCATCAGACCCCCAGACCATCCAATTGGTGAAGCGAATCAGGACACAAAAGCATAATGAACGTAGACTCAAGAATAATAACTCTAGCTCTCTTCCTCATTGCTCAGTCTGTAGGTGCTATCTGGTGGGCTAGTGGACTATCTTCTGAGGTTAATAGACTATCTGGTCTTGTAGACAAATCCGACCAGTTCCAGACTGAAATACAAAGGGCTGTCTCTGGCCTTGATGTCCTTAACTTTAAGGTTGAGGAGTTATGGAAGGCTATAGAGAGGTTGGAAGAGGCTGACATAGTATTGCGTGAGGTCGATAGCGAGATAATGGTTCAACATGAAACCATATTTGCTTGGTTATCTGAAGGCGAGGCAGAACAGACAGCTAAGGGAAACCCATATGACTGATGATGTTAGTCTTAGCGATAAGACTAGCGTTGGAATGCCTATAAGAAACCTTATAGGTTTAATAGGTACAGTTTGCGTAGGGGCATGGGGTTACTTTGGAATACTTGAGAGGCTTAATGTGGTGGAAACCAACCAGATACTTATGTCTGCCGATGTAACCAAGAACTCCATTTTCTCGGAAAAGTGGCCAAGAGGCGAGCTAGGTTCCCTGCCTGCTGACGCTGAGCAATTCATGTTGATCGAGCATCTGTCTGGCGAGTTTGAAAAGCTACTAAAGAACATTGAAGATGGTAACGCTCCGTTTGATAGGCAACAGGCGCTTACCCTGGACTTCTATCGGCAAAGGATAGAGGCTTTGGAGAAGAAGGTAGAGATACTGAAGGATAAGGTTGCACAAATTAAATTCAGCAATGGAGCGCACTAATGGAAGTCATGTTTGTTTTATTATTGTATATGAACGACAACTTAAAGGAGTGGATGGGGCACTATGAGAATGATGGTGGTGAGTGGGTTGAGATGGGAATGTCTGGATGTTTGAGTATGAAACGCACATTAAAAAGAAATGGCTGGAAGGATACGGCCTCCGGCAAGACGAGGTTCTCTTGCGAGAAGCGTACCGTCGAGCTGAAGCTGAACAAAGAAGGAAAGCCGGTCGTCGCGAGGGTAGTAGAGTGAAGCATTTAAGAGATATTAACATGAGCTGGAGTATGCACCTATGGTACGCACTGACCTTGGCTGGGAGATTGTTTCTTTTGTCATTGACTGCTGTGGCGCATGGTCTGTTACCTTTTATTTTTACGTCCAAGGTATCTGACGCAGTGCACAAGCTAGATGAGGAGTTGTCTTGACCTGGATAAGGGAAACTATCCATAACTTTTCCTGTATTTTTTGTAATCGCCATTGGTCAATAGCCTTAGAGCATGGCGCTGAACACGTTTTAATGAATAAGGAATTGCATTGCCCTTGGTGTGGTGGTAAACATATCTACTTGGCAGATGAGGACTTTAGGGGAAACACACATAGAAATAAGAAATCGGAAATTGAATGACGATAACAGAGGCAGCCCAGAAGAAAGTAGACCAGACCCTAAACGGGGAGGGTTTCTTAGGCGTACACTTAGAGGGTGGGGGGTGTTCTGGCTATCAGATAAAGTTGACTCCATCTTCGAGTATCCCCTCAGACGCAGCCATGATAACAGAGACAATCTTCTCCGATGCCACCTCTTTGGGGCTTTTGGGGGACGCGACGATGGATTGGATTGAAGACCCCTTTGGGTCTACCTTTCATTTCACGCCGCCCACTGGATCTCAGTCATGTGGGTGTGGTAACAGCTTTACTGTATGAGTGATGGGTGGTTCGCTGTACTAATGATGGTTTTGATACTAGGTATATCATTGGGCTCAGCATTGTTAGCAAACTGTTTACTGCTAAATGAAATATGTTCTTAAAGGAGACAACATGGAAAAATGGAAAGAGTTAAGCGTTGGAAGAAAAAGATTTTGGATGGCGGTAGGAGTTATTGTAGCGATAGCCCTGGTAGGTTGGGCCACAGGTTGGTGGTCTTCGCCAGAGGTTGTCTAACCCTCTCGTCGATAGGTTTAATAGGATGCACTACTTTGAAGAAGGCCGGTATAGTGGGGATAGCCGGAGGAACGGGTGCACTTGCGGGGACTGTCTTATCGGGGGGTGCAGTTGCACCGATAGTGGGAGCCACGACGAGTGCCTTTGTAGCCGATGTGGTGACAGCAACAACTCAAGTTGGGAATTCGCAGAAGGGGCAGGACATGACTAATTGCGCACCGGATAATTTTTGGAGCTTACTGGGCTCCTTAGTGGAGATGGGTGGATGGTTACTAATCTTAGTATTTGTAGTTCCGATGGTTCTGGGGTGGATTCTACCTGGGCCCTTGGAGAAGAAGAAAAAAGGCTCTGCATCGTGGAGTGGAAGGATATAATATCCTGCTCAGGGTGGGAGAAAGCCTCTGACGTTGACTGCCCTACCTTTAAGACGGTGGGGTGGCTTGTCTCTAATGACGAGCAGACCATAAAAATAGCCTCGACCCTAGACTACGCCGATGCTTTCGACGATGCTAAGGACGAGGCTAAACCCGTCGCTTACGGTATTACAGCCTTTCCCAAGGGCTGTGTAGTAGGGGTTGAATTTACCTAACTAACGCCAGACCTTTTCCCCTGGAAGGTCTTGGTTGATGCGGGGGTCAAGGAAGTCTTTGTAGGTTTCCCAAAGGGCTTCCTCATTGACTGACTTAGATGTTTTTATATTACCCTCGATCATCTTTCTCATGTTGTCAACCTCCCCATTCTCAATGCACTTCTGCATCGCAGCAATGGCTGACACCATCCCAGTTACACCCACCATACACCAGGGCCTACTCACCCTCGTCCTCTGCTTCTTAGCTTGGTCAACCCAGTGTATCCCACCAACAACCCACAGAACGTGATGAAGTCTACGTCTATATTGTTTGACATAGAGGCTTCAAAGTCACCACTCTCCTTGTCAAATCTAAGTATGTAGGCTCCCTCTACAGTCTCCCCATAGATGTCCTCCACACATTTTGAATAGGCTGCCACCTGGAGGTGGTACTCCTCATAGATTCTAGCTGAAGTCTTGAAGTCTATGACGGAGAACACACCATTAACCCTGGCTACAGCATCAACAGTTCCGGCATACCCATGCTTACGACTGTACACCCTCTGTTCCGCAGCCATCCACTCTACTTCATTCTGCTTTACCCAATCCCTAAAAGCATTGATAGCATTGACAGCTTGTTCGTTCTCTGGCATCCCAGGGATCTCAGCCTCGCCCAGCTTCCACAAGATAGCTTGCTCACACCATTCATGCACCTGCCTTCCGAGATCAATAGCCCCAGCAGACTTACGCTTGTAGGCTTTCTTAATCCCATCAATCATCTCTGTAACAGATAGCTCTGCCTGGGTGAACCGCTCACAGTTCTCCTTAAACCACTCAGCTCCCATCTTCACAGCCCAAGGCATTAGAAACTGCTGCTTGGCTATGGTTGTGCTGAGTACAGAGGTAACCGCTGGAACAAACACCCCATCATGGCTGTACTGATGCTTCGCCTCGTTGAATTCCAACTCAATGGATTCACCATCATGGAACTCTATCTTCATAATACCCCCTTAGACTTCCCCTAGAAGGGGAACTCGTCATCCTTCTCTGGTTTATTCCAGTTCCGCTCCCTCTTGGGCTCAGGAGAAAAGCTACTAGACTTATAGGATTGCTCCCTGGGCTCCTCCAATTTGATACCCCAATCAGGGTCAGTGTCCTTCTTCTTGTCGTTCTTCCAAAGCGCCCAGTTAATAGTTTCACCCTTCCACTTCATAGACCCATTTAATTTAGGGGCCCTAGGGTTATCAGAGCGGTTTGTCCAACCACTACCTCTTCCCTCTTTATGCTCAAAAGCCATTTGCTGTTCCTCTAGCTGTTGGTTGTGTGCCCAGCCTTGGGCGTTTTCCTGATCGTCAAGTATTTTAGTCCATCCATCAGGGTTGTGATACATCCATTCATCATCATTCATACCTTACGCAAGTTAGCAGACATCGTTCTCCAAATATCTATAATAACTTCCTCAGTATGGCGTTTGTTGTCGAGCAGTTCAGAATCTACCCAACAGTTTTCAGCGTAGGCTACATGATCCCTGAACTCCTGGGATGTAACAGCCTTTGCTTCCCTCTCAGCGACAGTACCCGTACCCTTCAGGAAAGCCTCCCCTCGAATGATGCGCTCCATCTTCTCTAACTTTTTGCATAGAGCTTTAGACTTAGCAGCCTCCTCATCCGTATGGGCTAGGTAGGTTATCGCTTTCTCTAACCTCTCTTCACTTATCACGTTTAAGAACCCCCTCGTTCAATGCCTTGAAGATTGTTTGCAAGCACCACCTCATCTGTGTTTCCTTGTCAAAGGTTCCATCATGGCAACCTGTGTGGCAGCCGTAGCAGACAGGGAGAGTAAAGTAATCTGACGCTTTCTTCCCCATGCCTGCTCCTAGCTGACTCACCCTTAGATGATGTGCTTGAGACTGAGCCCCGCAGTGTATGCAGGGCAACCCCGCCACCCATTCCAAATACTTCCTATCCTTCACGCTGCTAACGCAACATCCAGTATCTTACGCAGAGACTCATGCGAATTAGCAAGCTCGATTGTTTTGACAGCTACTTTAAGATCAATAGTAAAATGCTCCTTACCTAAGTCATCTGAGACAACCCTGTAGCTATCTAATCGGTCATGCACATCAGCTTCAACCTTCTTACAGTCATCCACTTCCAGATAATACTCGCAAGTGTACGGACCCCAAGTCCTAGCAGCAGAACGTCTACCCTCCAGGTTGTCCGTTGAACCTATCTTATAGACATTCTCAGGATGCCACCTGTTCCTGAAGATATACACATAACCCTCAGGTGGGTAGTCTATCTTAGACTGCTTAGGAGGCTTCCTCCCGATGTTTTTGTAAATCCTGGGAAGGGAATCCTCCTCCTTTTCTTTAGGGGAAATAGAGGAAACCACACTTTCATTGTGGATTAATTCCCAATGGTAGCCCCCGGCTGTGAGTGTCCCTCTCCACCCGCTAATAGCTTTACTGATTGCGCCATGGCTTGATTCACCATGACTATTGGGCCCTGGAGGGTAATACTGCCCTATCCAACGCCCAGCCTCAGTCATAGAGGGGAAAACCTCCCCCGTTTCAACACATCTAACCCTTATCTTATCCCCCATCTAACCTCCTAGATTTCACAGTGATCGCCAACACAAGCTAATTCCTGGCTGGCTGTGGTTACATCTGCAACTTCCTTAATGGACTGCCAATCAATACTCTTTGGCATACCCTTTTTCATTTCCTTGTACTCATCCATAGACAAGTCTTCGTAGGGAGCTTGCTCATATATATGCCCCTCATCAGAAGATGGTAGAAATGAAATTCCGTTGACAATATCCCAGTTCTCCCAGACCCAAGAGGCAACCTCTGCCCAGGAACCCTCTGGTACATAACAGGTCATGCTGGGTTTGTGTTCACACCAGTTGATAGCAAAGTGTTTCCATAGCTCCAACTGACTGATAGGGGTTACCTCATGTCTGGTTAATGCCTTTGCTGGAGACTTCATGGGGAAAGAGAACACCCACGCCTCTGAGTTATAGTTATCCTCCTCATAGGGTACACCAGCGTCCATGAGAGCTTGGGATATTGGATCTTTCTTGTCGTTCCTCACCCTCCTGGTGAAAAAGCTCGACCAACGGGGGTGGCAGCCACTGGCTGAGTCACAAAGCTGGCTCACCGTTCCAGACGGCTTAATACAGGTGATGGCAGTAGAGGGATTTATCCCCAGTATCTTGGCCCACTTCTCATTCACAAGCCTTGCCCAATCCCTAAGGTCATTCAAGTCCTCAGCAGAGCTGTTACGCAGCACTGGGGAATCGTATATGCCAGTAATACTAACCCCTAACAGACGCTCCTCCTCACAATTCACCGTCCAGCCCTTCCTTAGAAACTTGAAGTTTGTCAAGGTTGACTGTAACGTACCCAAGATGGTAGCTATCCTAACCTTATCCTTCAGGGTTTCCATAGTATCATTGGGTTTAGCCACAACCTCTGTAAGGTTGCAGAATTGCGCTGGTCTAAGGATTATTTCCGAGCAGGGATTACATCCAAAATCATGGTTGGGATCTCTCCTTTCGGGGAGCATACTTCCACAAGCCTCGCGATTGAAAATCCCACGCTCACCTGATCGACTTTCGTATATAGCCAACCATTCTCGCATGAAAGCGCCCATCTCTGGCTTTTCGGTATAACAAATTGAGTTGTTGGATAGACTTCTTTGAGGGTTCTCAGCGAACCAGTTTCCCATTTTGGCATGGCGCATCCTCTCGTCACTGTGGTTTGATAGGCTAATCAAGGAAGTCCTACGGACTCCTCCGACTACTACGCACTCCCCTATATGGCACATAGCGTCATGCACTTCTATAGAGTTTAGCTTTCTACCCTTTGCTCCTTTCCAGATGTTAGCGAGGTTGATGAGCATACGCTCAAAAGGCCAAGGCCCTGAGGCACGACCCCCAAAAGTTTTTAATGGAGCCCCAGACGGCCTGACTTTAGAAACATCTACCTTGGGAACCTTCCCACTGTAGAGTAGTCGGACGTACTCATCAAGGGCTGTTGCCCAACCCATCTTGGAGTCCCTTACCACCACAGTAGTGTCGGTCTCAAAGAACTCATCAGCCACTTCTGGGAGCTTGGATATATACTGTCTTTCAACAGAGTAGCCCAATCCTGTACCATTCATCTGAATGTAGAGGGATTCACCAAAAACCTTTACATGGTCAACAGGGACGTAAGCGCAGTTATACCCACAGATGTTGTCCCTATCCAGGGCTTCCCCAGCGGTCATAAGACACCTCATACTGGGCATCACTTCCTTATTAAAGATAGCTTCCCTTATTTCAGTGGTAATCTGGGGCGACAACTCGAACCTATCACCAAAATAATCGGAGTACCTATCTACCGTTTCTCCCCAGGTCTCTCTCCTTTGTAGCTCTGCTAAGTACCTTGCGTACCTAGAGATAGCAATGTAATCGTCATATACTGTCACTCTGTCCCTCCGTAGTTTTCTGGGATGTCAAAATCATCCTCTCCTTCTCCAACCAAGATCGGGGGGTTGGTCTCCCCTAGCGCTGCTACCAACAGATTCAATAGATCGCTCATGTTGACCAAGGCGTACATCTTGGAGCTATTGTACTCACCTAAGACAACGGTGGGTATCAAGTCCTCCCCAGAGCCTGCCTCAGCCTGCGCCATTGCCTCTGTAAGGAACTTTGACAGCTTCCTGCGGTACTTGCATTCAATCCCCAAGTAGGGGTGCTTAACGTCCAGAGGCGTCCTCCTGTCAGCCACAGGGATTCTCTCCCCGCCTGTCCTGAGGGCTACCCTCCGCTCGAATCTTTTCCAGTTTTTGTCCACGATAGACCTTTACGTCCTCTAGTTTCCCAAAGTGTTTAAACGCTGCCATTACAAACTCATGTAGCTCTGGGATTGTCTTGATGTATTCCCACTTAGCTCTTTTTCCTGCTGGTGTGTCGCTGAAGAGCAGCTCTTCCTTCCACCTCGATTCTCTCCTGCCACTCTCCTCTCGTTTCGCCATCTTTAAACCATAAGTCCATTTCGATTAGTTTTTCCTTTAGGACTTCCTTAAAGGGTCTAGTTACCCCATCAATAGTCATAGTGGAGTGTTTATCCACCCAACATGAATCACACATTGGAGATGGACTAAGCTGGGTGACTCGCTTGTAATCACAAACGGGACACCATGTCGGATACGTCTTTGTATATGTCGAGTCTGAATTCACTTCGTAGGGTCTCCAGTTCTTCGTTGGTGCAGAGGGTGCGAGCAACGTCACTTAGAGAATCTATAAGCTCATCCATAGCCTCAACGTGGGTTTTTAAAAGATTCTTTGCATCGTCCAGGGTGGTAGGGTTCCAGCCTTCCTCAGCATACTGAGCTAGATCACGTTTGGTCATGTCAAGCTCTACCGCTGCTTTCGTACAGGCTTCCTCACCATCCCTGTGCAGTGCTTTTATCCTATCTTCCACAGTTACAATCCTCAGTCGCTTAGTTTTCTTTCTTGAGTGCAAGATAGGCACGACCAACTCCCTGCCTAGAGCCTCTATGCACTCAGTCCTAGAGCCGTATACTACACCCGTTTCTAGGTCTATGATACTACCGATTGCTACGAGGTGGCTTACCATCCCACAGTTTCCTCATCTCCGCTAGACCTTCCCCAGCTTTCTTGGCGTTGTCCGGCCTCCAGTAGGGGTTGTCATGGCCTCGTTGCTTAGGCTGCGCCATAAGATAGTTTGAATCCCAATTAACGTGCTTGAATCCAAGACCACCGGAATAAACCTCTGCGCTCTTCGCGAATACTGCCTGACTGCCCATCTCCTCCAGATCGTCCTGGTTCATATCCTCCAGGTGAACCTCCCTAGTCCCTGGCCTCCAGTGTAGGCTTTCACCTACCTTGGGCTCAAAATTCTGTAGATCAAAGTATATATCCCAGGCCTCTCGCAAGATAGGGCTGTCGTTCCGCTCCTCTGGGGGGATCAAGTTAGAGATCCTCTCTATTTGAGTAAGACACCTGTTCAGATGACTCTCCTTAGGAACTGTCCCGTCCTTGCTTTTTCTTTGATTTGCAACGGCTTCCTTTAGGGAATTACGGACAACTTGCATAGAAGCGTTGAGTAATTGTTCTTTTCCTGGTTTCATAAATTGTTTCTCATATAGTAATAAGAGCTAGAACGTAAGTGTTTGATTAACAAAGGTTTCTAGTTCGTGTGAGTTTGAGTTGTAACCGCTTATACAGTCTAGCATTGTCGAGTTACCGCCTAACTCTTATTAGTATAGAGGGTGTAATGTTTCCGACATACAAATCATGAGGCTCCTCTGTGCCTCCATCGGATAAGTAGCAGAGACTGGAGCATAACCTTTGAGCCAGGGATAAACCGCCGTTAGCGTGATCGTTGTTCGATCTGGGCATGGGCCAGCCTTGTTATTGGTGGGCGGATAACTTGCGACAGTACCATGTAGTCTCCGTAGGGGCCGATCACATACGGCTCATTAGAATAACTTTATTTAATTGACAGATGTTGCAATAAAACAACACTATGAAGAAACGGTAGAGTGGCTAAGAAAAAGTTTGATCCCTGGAATGCAGAGGAATGGCTGTATACAGAATTTCTACAGGCTGCGGGGCCCATAAGTAGGGCCTGGGTAGAACGAGAATTCCAGAGGCGTAGGTATTTGCATGGGGGAAAGCCTGAGGTGCTAAATATGTGCCTTCAGAGGCTTGGAATAAGGGATGAGGGGCTGATGTTGTGTCCTCCGACCTAGATAGGGCCTCCCAGAAGAACCACAGACGCTTGAGGCGTCAGAGAAACCTAGTCCAGAGGGATTCCTGGGGAAAAAAAGGAGGCGGCCCCATGAGAGACCGCTCCAAGTTTGCCAGAAAGCCTAAATATCCTGATACCAAGCACTTAGACTAGTGTAGGCGTACCCAGTAGGTACTGTGTTACCTTTCTTATCGTGCATAAAGTCGCAAACGTACTCCTCTTTAGCTACTTGCTTTGCGTAGTACAGGTCATGGGCCCTAGAGTTGACCTCCTGACAGGCAGCCATAACACCTTTGATCGCGTCCTTGCTCTCTTGCATTTGATCCTCTTGTATCTCAAAGAGGGCCTCAGTTGCTTTGTACTGAGCCAAGACCATTATGTCTTCTACTCTGTCCAGGGCTCCGGTATCGCCGTCCTCGTCCTGCCCCATGCAGTATTGCGGGACTAACTGGTTCATAACAGCTTGAATTATTCCCTGCTGTGCATCTGCCAGCTTTCCAGCTTCGTAGGCACGATGTTTAGGGGTTTTCTTTTGAACATTCCAGGGGTTGTTCTTACCTTTGGGTAGCTTCATATATACCTCGTTCAGTCTAGGGTTTTAGGCGAAACTATGGGATAGGTCATCCCAGGCTGCGCCCGACGTTCACCGTAATTTAACTTACGGATGAAAACAGTAGATACACCAAACTCATTAGCTATTAGATCGGGGTGCGTCCCTTCTCTTAGCTCAATGTAGATTTGTTCAACTTCCAGATCTGTGATTCTTTTAGGCATACAGGGGTTTCCTCGATTACTTTGAAACCCTCACAATACCTGGGAACATAGGGTATTGCAAGGGCTCCAGGGTGTTTAAACGGTTTACTCTGAGCTTAGACTAATTGAGGCGTTGTCTATAGCGTGTAGGGTTATTGAGTCCCTGTCGCCGATTACGCCCTGACAGAAGCGGTATACAACGTGCCCTGCTCCGGCGTGCTTGACTAGACTCACCGCAAAATCAGTCGCGCCCGTTTTCGGGTCAGATATAGCAGTCAACTCTACAGCACCTTTCCAGGTTGAGATCCTGGCGGTCATAATGTCGTCAGACCGTCCAGTGACGGTTGAAACGGTATCTTTTGAACTGTTCTCCACTCCACAAAAGAAGTGGGAACCCTTGCGGGTGTATCCCTCGTCCTGTCTAGCTGAGGGGTCGTCGCAAAACTTCCGGTATAGATCTTTTTTCATCATACTCTCCCTGTCCGGTAATCGTATATAGCTTTCTGGATGTCTCGACACAAATCATCTAGCTTGTCTAAGTCTGTTAAGTAGGTGACAAGACGGTCGCCGTTCTCCTTTTTAATATGGAGTAGAGTGCCGTTCGATCTAGGTGTGCCTACCCTAAATTGTACATATTCTGGGTATATTTCAACGTCTAAATTGCTCATTCTGGTTTACCTCTATGACAGTGTTTAGACTTACTACCAGAACCGCATGGGCACAACTCATTCCTACCTACCTTAGGATATGAGCGTACCAGGGTTATTCCACCCCTACGGCTGCGTTGCCTTTTAACTTTGTATTCGTTCACTGTTATAAAACCTCGATTGCTTTAATTGACACATAACCATTATAACCATTATAGCCGTTCTGTCTAGTGTTTTTTTCCCAAATAAAATAATCAGGATACAGGCTGCAACAATAGACCTTTTTAAGGTCAGACTGCCAGACCTTGCGTTTACCGCTTTCGGTATGGGTAAACCCTGGTAAATTAACGTGTATTCTAGCCATTGCTGGGTTTCCTCAGATGTAAGGGCCACAAGCCCCCGGTATTACCGCGCCACAATTAGCGCAGCTAGTATCAAATTCTGACTCATTGCAACCGTTCCACCGTTGATAATTTTCACCAGTGTGGTCTCGATTACAGAAGTCAGAACAGAATTCGATATGATCTACAACGTCGCCTGTATTATCTTCTATAAGGTGTAAGTGCATTAGGCTATATCCCCCCGTTTAAACGGTGTGGAATTATTGTGTGCCCGAATAGCATCTTCATCTGACATAAACATATCAGAATCACAGTTTAACCAGGCCTTTTCACCTGTGCGGGGGTTCCAGCAGTACAGCACTCGAATACCTGAGCGCGTCATATAAGATGTTTCACCAGTTCCAGGTATCCAGGGAGTAGTGGGTTTAATGTCGTCCATATTGGGTTTCCTCTGTTAGTAAATAAACGTATAAGGCACACAATACAGGCTGCCTTATAGGTTTGTCAACTATCAGCTACCATCGGCACATTACAAGCTCCACAAACTAGCCCGTATGTTAGAAAAGGGGTTTTTGCTTGTCGCGCTACATTGTCGCATTCTGGGCACACTACCTTGATTAATCGACTGCCTTTTGTGCCTTTTTTCTCAATTGCTGGTGTTAATACCTCATGCGGGTATTTACCCAGTTCGGCGGCAATAGCCCGTAATTGATTATTGAGCACCGGTCCAGCATGGGTTGATTTCATAGGGCCCTCTAGTCCTATCTTGAGAGCTAAGCGTTTAAACGGCCCTTTATGAGCGCATTCGGTGCCCACAATACAGTGATCCATTTCATGTACGAGGGTTTCCAGGACGCCGTTGTTATTGTCGTCCTCAGATATAGCATCTGACAACACCGGACTAATAAACATTTCAGTCATGTTACCGGCTGAGGTTGACGGATTCCAGCACTGGCCTATAGCACCGCCTATTGATCCATCCTCGCGGGAAAAAGGTCGAGCCCCCGCCGGAAACCCAGTGGATACCCTAAAGTTTACCGCTTTAACATCGTGCGGCGCGAATACCACTGTGTTGATCTTATCAGCAGCAGCATTTAACCATTGTTCTCTGTTCATGATTTAAACAGTCCCCAGTATGTGAATATTAAAAGCCCAACAATAAGTCCAGAGAATACGATAGCGTGAGTCATGAGAAGTACACCAGTGCAAACAATGAGGCTGCCCCAATGAGCCCGAACAACGGAATAAGAAAGCTCGTACCATGCTTAATCTTGTCTAACGTATTATTCATAACAAGTCCTAATCAATTAACAGTAGCTGAATGGTAAAGACAACTATATATAGTGTCAACCTTTAATTGTCTACTCAATGCAATAGGTACAGTATTGGTTTCCTCATAGGTTTCCTCAGTAAAAGATATTCCTGTGTGGACACACGCACGATAGTTTAAACTAAGTTCCGGTTTAAACCCGAACTAATGAGGCAACCCATGAGGCAACCCATGCGCGGGTATCCATAGAGGCGGCCTCAGAGGTTTCCTCAGTGCGTTTAAACACCAGGACAGGCGCGGCCCGGGGGCGGCCCCCCTTTGCGAAAAATAGAATTAATTATATTGTATCCGCACAGCGGAGAGGAAACCCATAAAACATTAACAAACGCTTATGAACTATAGAAAAGACTATAATGGGTATACTCTCAGAAGCTAAGGCATCTCCCCCGATAGGGTTATTAGAGCCAATAACAGACTTTAACCTGGAGATAGAGATTTCTCCTGTGGATGAGCGCCTATATAGGGCTCTTGAGAAGGCTGAGCATAGGAGTTATCTGGACCGCCTAAACACTTGGTCTCCTTCTGGCGATAAAACCAGCACAGCTTGGGGACCAGTTCAGATAGATAATCCTACTATGGGCGATCTTTTAAGGTACAAGACAGGGAAAGACCCTGTAAAATCTGCTAGGTGGGTAAAGAAGAATGACCCCTTAACAAAGGATGAGGAAGCCTATATAAAAAAGTATGTGAGTTTATCCCAAAAGGATAAGAATAAGGAACTAAGGGATACTATAAGCAAGTATACCTATAACAGCATAGCTAAGAAATATATTAGGTACCTTTGGGAGGTCAGGTCTGGCAAAGATCCCAAAGCGTTCGCTACGTTATGGCATTATGGTCCCTCTTCTTTGGTTAGAAAAAAGGCTATAAACAAGGGCCAGATGGTTGATCTAGTAGATAAACCTTACTGGGAAGAATTTATAGATATGGCTTATATGGATGAAGTTATGATGGAAAGCACAGGCCCAGGAATGGCTCCCCCGATGGGAGGCCCAGGAATGGCCCCGCCAATGGATGATCCCGCAATGGGAGGAGGCCCACAGGATGAAGTGGGTCAACTACTAGAACTTAGGAGTCAAATTGACATGAGGCTCATGGAGCTTGGTGTGCCACCGGAAGCTATGGCTTCCCCTGATATTGCACCTCCTATGGCTCCGCCTATGCCCCCTATGGACCCTGCAATGGCTATGGGTGGGGGTGGTATGCCTATGGGCCCTGGTGGGCCTCCTATGCCCCCACAGGCAGGTTTATTGGGGTGAGGACTGAGAAGCAGGAAGCCTTTATAGAGGCATTCTGTCTTACTGGTAATGCTGCTAAGGCAGCAGAGATGGCTGGCTATTCTTCTAAAGCAGCCAAACAGAAGGGGTATGCCCTTAAAAAGCAGTTCACGCATGAGATCTCTGAGAAAACCAGGGATATGATGCGGGATGCAGTCCCTGGGGTTCTAGCAAAACTCCATGAACTGATAGAGGAATCCTCTTCAGACGCTGTAAAGCTAGGAGCCATAAAGGATTTCCTGGACAGAGCAGGATTAAAACCCGTAGAAAAAGTCGAACAGCAGGTATCTCACGTTGAGACAGCCTCTACTGAGGAGCTACGGAGGGAATTGGAAGCTCTTGTAGGTACGTCTAGCCTAGAAGAAATACCCGAACTGGTGAACTAGATGCCTGAAGGCTTTTTAGATGCTACTGAAGGCGGGAATGTTAGTGGACTTCTGGGTGAGATTGATGACCTAGATGGGATTCTTGACCTTGATTTCATCGCTAATATCCCAGGTTCTACTGAAAACACCACGTCTGTAGGCTCTGAAAACCCCCATGCGTATCAAGTTGGCTTGGATAAGCTGGGTAATCTTGCTAAAACTGGCCTAACTGTCGGAGCAACTAAGGCTTTATGGGGTATAAACCCGCTACTTGGTATAGCTGCCCATACCCCTGGATCATTCTTTAGAGCTGGGGCAAAGAAGCTGGGGGGTGGCGATCTAGATAAATGGGATAAGTTAGACCTTGCTACTGGTTTTATTAGTGCTACCCCACTAAGCGGTTTTATAAACAGATTTGTCGATATTGTATTCCCTGGAAGCACTACACTAGATGAGGACTAAATGCCTATACAACGCTGCACACTAAAGGGTGGTAAGAAAGGATGGAAGTGGGGAAAGTCTGGCAAGTGCTACTCCTCAAGATCAGGCGCAGAACGACAAATGAAAGCAATCCATGCAAGCCAGAACAGAACTAGAAAAAGCGGTAGAAATAGCTAGGGAGATAAGGACAAGAGAAAGGTTCAATAAGATTGACTTCTACGACCCTTATCCTTACCAACTTAACTTCCACGAAACTGGAGGTTCTGCTAACCAGCGATTGTTAATGGCTGCTAACAGAATAGGAAAAAGTTACTGCGGAGCCGCAGAAATGGCTTTTCATGTAACTGGGCTATATCCCAAGTGGTGGAAAGGTAGAAGATACCGACAGCCGATAGTAGCGTGGGCTGGAGGGGTATCGAATGAAACAACACGCGATATTGTCCAATATGAATTATTGGGTTCCCCAGATGACCCAGAGGCTTTTGGTTCGGGTGCTATACCCAAAAAACTAATAATAAAAACCGAAAGAAAACCTGGAGTCCCTAACGCCAAATCGGTCGCTCTAATCAAGCACGTTAGTGGTGGGAACTCTTCTTTATTCTTCAAAGCCTACGAGATGGGCCAGGAGAAATGGCAGGGTAGGAGTGTAGATTGTATCTGGCTAGACGAAGAGCCAAGCAGAGAAATATACTCTCAAGCTGTCACTAGAACTCTGGATCGTAAGGGTATGATTTTTATGACTTTTACTCCAGAGCAGGGAATGACAGAAACGGTTGCATCTTTTATGAACAACCTCCAATCTGGTCAATCCCTAACTAACGCTACTTGGGATGACGCCTCTGAACGAGTATTCTCCATGAACGGAGAAAGAGGCCACCTCTCAGAAGTTGTAATGGAACAGATCCTTTCGTCTTACTCCCCACATGAGAGAGAGATGAGGCGTAATGGTAGGCCCTCAATTGGTTCAGGATTGGTCTTCCCATTAGGAGAGGAGAAGGTAATAACTGATCCTGTGCATATAGAAAGTCATTGGCCCAGGATAGCTGCTATAGATTTTGGTTGGGATCACCCCACTGCTCTCGTATGGTGTGCTATTGATAGGGACTCAGAGACTTTCTATGTATACGACTGTTACAGGGCTTCTAAAGCCAGCCCTACTGTACACGCTTCAATTATAAAGCAACGACCTATGTTTATACCCATAGCCTACCCACATGACGGGAATCGCAGGGATAGCATGGGAAACCCAGGTCTTGCTGACCAATATAGGAATCTAGGCTGTAACTTTAGATTAGAACATTTTACCAATCCTCCAGCCTTAGGAGAGAATAAGGGCTCTAACTCCATAGAGGAGGGTTTAATGGCAATGTTACAAGCTATAGAGGCTGATAAATTTAAAGTGTTTTCGACGCTTGGGGATTGGTTTGAAGAGTTTAGAATGTACCACAGAAAAGATAATAAGGTTGTCCCAATTCGGGATGACCTCATGTCTGCCACAAGATATGCGTTTCAATCTCAGCGCTTTGCTATAGCTGGTGAAGATCCCACATGGACAGAAGATGTTAAATACAGGAATTATGGTATTATTTAATGGCTAGTGAAAAAATTACTGAAGAAGAGCTAGTAAGCAGGATACGGGGAGAAATCTCTGATTCTCTTGGTTATATGGGAGATGTAATATCTACCCAGCGCGAAGAAGCCATGAAGTATTACTATGGACTTCCCTTTGGAAATGAGGTCGAAGGTCGCAGTCAGTTCGTAGATTCTACCGTACAGGATACTATAGAATGGATAAAACCGTCTTTGATGAGGGTATTTGCCTCTGGGGATGAGATGGTGAAATTTTCTCCGCATGGCCCGGAAGACGTAGAAATGGCTAAACAGGCTACAGACTACGTTAATTACGTCTTTACAAAAGACAATCCGGGCTGGGAGATTATGTATTCTTGGTTCACTGACGCCCTGTTATCTAAGAATGGGATAGTAAAGGTTTGGTGGGACGAGTATGTCGAGGAACAGAGGGAAGAGTATAGAAACTTAGAAGAGACTGAGTTCTCTATGCTAGTGTCCCCCGATGAAGTAGAGGTTATAGAGCATACAGAATATGAGGTTGAGGGGATGCCTCGACATGATGTTGTAATAAAGCGTAGCTCTGATAACGGAAAAATAAAGATAGAGAATGTGCCTCCTTCAGAATTTCTTATAAGTAGGGAATCTAAGAGTATTCAAGATGCAAGGTTTGTATGTCATCGTGTTATAAAGACTCTTTCTGAGTTGAGGGAGATGTACCCAGATGAAGACCTTGAGGTTGGAGACCTTGGTGGGGGTGGTGATGATATGTCTGCGTTCTCGGCTGAAAGGCTGGAGCGTTATCAGTTTGACAAGTCTGCCAAGTATTGGGAAGGCATGGGTGGTGGCGATGACTACGGCGAGGAAGGCTTACGGACGTACTGGTTACATGAGTCTTATTTGCAAACAGACTTTGACGGGGATGGGATTACCGAACTCCGGAAAGTATGTACTGTAGGCTCTAAGGTTTTAGCTAATGATGAAATAGACTCTATTCCGCTTATTTCTATTACACCAATAAAGATTCCGCACAAGTTCTTTGGCTTGTCGGTTGCAGATCTTGTTATGGATCTTCAGCTCATGAAGAGTACGCTAATGCGTAATCTCATGGATAATATGTACAACCAGAATTTTGGACGTTTCGCAGTATTAGAGGGGCAGGCGAATCTCGATGATCTGCTCACCCAACGCCCTGGTGGGGTGGTTAGAGTTAAATCCCCCAACGCCGTAACGCCCCTCGCTACTCCTGCCTTGCAACCCTACTCATTCCAGATGCTTGAATACTTGGACGGGGTAAGGGAGGCAAGAGCTGGGGTATCTAAGATGTCTCAGGGCTTGGACGAGAATGCCCTGACATCTCACACAACAGCCACTGCTGTAAACGCTGTTATGGGGGCAGCCCAAAGTAGGGTTGAATTGATTGCCAGAAACTTTGCAGAAACTGGCGTAAAAGATTTAATGATAAGGATATATGAATTACTGTATAAGAATCAAGATAAAGAAAGAATGGTTAAGCTGCGTAATGAGTGGGTTCCAGTACGCCCTGATGTATGGAATGATAAGTATGACTGCACTGTGTCTGTTGCTTTAGGAAGTGGAAACAAAGATCAGCAGATGATGCACCTTTCCCAGATGCTTTCTTTTGCTGGGGAAGCAATGTCAGGTGGATTAAGGATTGTATCAGAACAGAATATGTACAACTTAGGGGCATCTCTTGTGAAGGCTATGGGCTTTCAGAATGTGGATGATTTCCTAACTGATCCTTCCACAATACCTGAGCAACCGCCAGAGCCTGATTTAGAAGAGCAGGCAAAGTTAATGGAAGCTCAAGTTAAACAAGAAGAAGTAAAGATAAAGGCTGCGGAAGTTCAACTCAAGGCCCAAAAGATTCAGCAGGAGTACCAGAAGTTAGCGGTAGACTCTAGATTAAAAGCTGAAGAGATTGGGATTGAAAGAGAGCAACGTCGAGCCGTAGCTATAGGGGACACCTAATGTTAAGAAAAGAAAAAAAACCGCAACGAAAGGACACTTTAGATGGTGAGATAAAACGATTAGATGTTGCAGCCCAAACTCCATTTGAGAAGGCTAGACGACGAAGACGTATTCATCAATCAAAACAACATAAGGTTTCATAAACTATAGGAAACACATGACACCAGAAGAGAGGGAAGGAAGGGCGAGAGGTTTAGTTAATGACCCGTTGTTACAGGAGTCATATACTATTTTAAGAGAAGATTTAATGAACCGTTGGAATCACAGTGGTTCTACAGATTCGGAGGCCAGAGAGTCAATCTGGCTTGCGATAAGACTGCTTGATAGAATTGAAGGTCATGTAAAGTCCATTATTGAAACTGGGCATATGAACAAGATTCTGGACAAGCAACACCCTTATATCTGATAGAGGAATTTAATTATGGCGGATACGCAGACTGCCCCGCAAGTCCCGGCTGGATTACAGCCAATACCCGCGCCAGGTGGAAGTGTCACCGAAGCGCAAGAAGCATTACTCAGCCC